CTAGTATGTTTGCTAGAACTTTCCAAGGTACTACTGGTGCTTATAATAGCAATCCAGCATGGTACCGACAGTATAATGCCAGTGGCACAATTAGTAACAATAGTTTAGGAGACTTTACTGGGTACGGTATTGATCCATTATCAGGTGCTAATTATAGTGCTACTCCGAGTAACACTAGCACGTTATTTAATCAACAATATCTTTGGGGTAACCAAATGCAGGTGCCCATGTGCGGCGGCGGAAGTGGCTTGTTCAGAACTAAACATAGACAGAACACTACAATGACTGGACCAGTTACTGATCCTGTAACAGGCATACTAGTTCCACCGGCATATCCTATAACATTTGCTAGACATCATCAGACCAGTATGAATCCTGGCGGTCAGGCTATAGGATTATACAAGAGTCTAGGAGGTACTGAAACGTTCCTACAGAGATATTATACACCGGGACAAACCTTTGTGGTCAATAGTGAAGCATACTATGCTTACGCAATAGGAAACGATTCTACTTATAGAGATTTATTTTTGATAAGAAAGTATTGATACAATGAATCATTTTTCTGAAATTTATCACGATAACAGTAATCTATAATGTCACAACCTATTATAAAGGTAGCATGTGTTGCAAATCTCTACACTAGAGAAATGAAATTTGAAAAGGCAGGTGATACCGAGCTTGGTCATAAGCACCCCTTCAACCACATTACATTTTTATCTTCAGGTAAGTTAAAAGTAGAAACTGAACTTGGTATATCTGAATTCACCGCACCGCATATGATTTATATTCATAAAGATTATCTACACGAACTGACCGCATTAGAAGATGATACAGTTGCGTATTGCATTCATGCATTGAGAAACGGCGACGGAGTAGATGATATTATTGATGAAGATATGATTCCTAAAGGTATGAATGCACCTGAAATTTTTGAAATAGCTAAACACGTTAATATAGGATAATCTATAATGGCATTACCAAACGCACTTAACATTTATAATTTCCCTGACGCCTATGACAGCCTAGTAGATGCATTCACTGGTACAATCAAGTACATTAGTGCCAGTACCGGTAGTAATAGTAACACGGGAAATAGTGTAGGTGCTGCCTATCTTACTATAGATTATGCATTAGCACAGAACACCTCAGCTACTGCTACAATGTTTGTGATTTTGGAGGGTACTTATACTATTACCCCCACATCGGTTAATGGAAGTAGTGTTGGATTAACTGACGGTGGCAATCATAGAGAATTCGTTTGTGCTCCGGGAAGAGTAATTATACAGCATACAGCCAACAGTGCAGGCAGAGATAGCGCAATATTTCATTTTGCTAACACTAGTAGTAAAATATACGGTGCTATTATTAAAAGAAATAATAACGGTAGGACAACAAGTTATGAGGTTGCTTACTTTAAAAGTGCCAGTGCTAAGGGTAATTTTTATAACTGTGTATTCTCTGAAACAAATGCTAACAATGCGTGGAGTTATCAATATGATAATTATGGAACTAACAATTTAGCCTTAAGAAATTGTACTTTCTATCATTTAGCGGCCCCATCAGGTAATTATACCAATGCTGGCACTTGTTTAACTATTGATTCTGTATTCAATACTACGGTTACTACTGGCGGCACTGAAACTAATGTATTAAAGTCACAAACTGTTAATGCCACAACTTATGTAACTACAGGCGTTACAACAGCCGGTGTATATTCAGGAACTTATGCTTGGGACGGTCTCACCACATTTCCTCCGGGATTTGGTCCTCTCACCCCTAGTACAGTCGTATCAGGTAGCACTATTAATCTTACTTATTATCATGCAACTAGTTCTGCTACAGTAAGCTATACTATCACTGGTATCAGTAGTGCAGATATTAATAATACATCATTAACCGGTAGTCTTACAGTTACTAATTATGCAACTACAATTAGTATTCCTACCAAAGCTAAAGTAAACACAACAAATACGTTAACTATCACAATAGAATCTTATACAGCATCAATTACTATTACGCCAGGAATGACTGTAAGATATCTTGTAGTAGCTGGTGGCGGTGGTGCAGGCTCAAATATGGGTGGCGGCGGTGGTGCAGGTGGATATCTTGCCGGCACTGATTTATCAGTAGCCGGTAGTTACACTATTACAGTTGGTGCAGGTGGTGCAGGTGCTATTGCCGGTACAGCTAGTCCTGCAGGATCAAACGGACAAGATACTACAGCATTAGGATTAACTGCTATCGGCGGCGGCGGCGGCGCTAGTTCCCATGATACATCAGGTTCTCCTGCAGGTAATGGAGGTAGTGGTGGCGGTGGATCTGGTGCTCGTCAAAGTGCTGCCAGTTACGGTGGTCTACCGGGAACCGGAACAGCGGGTCAAGGTAATAATGGTGCTGGTAGTGGAGTAACATGGTATCCCGGTGGCGGCGGTGGCAGTGCTGCGGCAGCTACACAAACAGGTAGTCAACAGGCTGACGGCGGCGCTGGAACATTAAACAATATAACAGGTTCTAGTCTATACTGGGCAGGTGGCGGCGCAGGTGCTGGCTATAGTGTATACGGTGGCAATGGCGGTATAGGCGGCGGTGGCGGTGGCGCTCCAAGACAAGGTGCCGGCACTACTAATGGTACAGGTGGCGGCTCTGCACTGAATTCAGGCTCAGTGGCTGAAATTGGAACTATCGGAGCTCAAACTAACAAACGAGGCGGTGCTGGCGGAGTTAACACCGGTAGTGGAGGAGGAGGCGGATCACACTATTCTGTTACCAATGAAGGTGGCGCCGGTGGTAGTGGTATTGTAGTAATTAGATACGCAGGCAGTCAACGAGCAACAGGCGGCACTGTTACTACAGTAAGCAGTGATACAGTACATACATTTTTAACTAGTGGTGTTTTTGCTACTCCAGCAGGTGGACTTACTAGCACTCATACATCTGCATATTGGGGTGAGACAGTAACAATATCATATGGTGATGACCTTGCAGATGGTAGTACAGTAGCATATACTATAACAGGTGTAACTAGCACCCAAATAGGCGGTGCTAGCCTCACTGGTAATTTTACTATTAGTACTTCAACCGCTTCGCTTGCTATCAATTTAGCCACACTAAGTACAGCTACAACAGCTACTATGGTAATTACTGCCGGAGCATATTCTACGACAACAACTATATCTAATATAATAAGTTTCGTTAGTAGTACTCCTGGAACTTATTGGGGCGGAACAACTACATTTACTGCCACAATTAGGGGTTTAACCTCAGGTGGACTAGTACCTTACACAATTTCAGGTGTGACTAGTGCCCAGATATCTAATGCTAGTCTTACCGGTAATGCAACAAATGTGTTAGCCGTACCCGGTTATAGTGCATCTTTCAATGGAACTACATCAAAACTTAGTATCCCCGCTAGTGCAGATTTTGCATTTGGCACAGGTAGTTTTACGATAGAATTCTGGATCAAAACTACCGACGGTGCATGTGACATATTAACTCAAACTACAGCTAGTTCTCCTAATTGGGGAATAGTCATAACCGGTAGTACTCTTTACTGGCAAAGTGGTTACGCTGCCGCCAGTCTTTATAGTATAGCACTAAGTAGCCTTACTAGTAATCCAACTTCCGGTTCTTGGACACACGTGGCTATTACTAGAAATGGATCAGGTACCGGCAATCTTAGATTTTGGATTAACGGTGTAGGGCAAACCGCACATTCCGGCAATGATACTACTAATTACACCGGTCAAGGTCCTATACAAATATCTGGGCCAGGTACTGGTTATGGATTTTTTACAGGAAACATTAGTAATCTTAGAATAGTCAAAGGTGTAGCAGTATATACAGGTACTTTTACTGTACCCACTAGCCCTCTTACAGCTACACAAAGTAGCGGAACAAACATATCAGCCATTATCGGGACACAGACTTCACTATTATGCTGTCAATCTGCTACTGTAATTGATAACAGTGCGGCTGTTAGAACTATTACTAATACTGATGTAACAGTTAGTTCGGATGCACCTATTGGAAACACTACATTGGCTGCACTAAGTGGTGGTACAGCTACACTTACTGTAGTGACTAACCCCACTGAACCTATATTAAATTCAGCTACTATGGTAACTGCAATAACTGGCGGATCAAACACTTCTGTAATCAGAACTGGTAATCCAAAATTAATCGGGAATCTCTCGCCTAGTATACAATCACTAGAGTACATAGATACTGAAGTTACTGATATACATTCATCTGTACTAGAAAGTACAGTTAATACTGTTGACACTGTTACTTCAATCACTATAGGTGACATTATAGATA